ATCAATTTCCGATCAGGTTGCCGCCGTCCAGGCAGAATTGACCGGCGTCAAAGTGCCTGACCATGTGAACCTGCGTCACGGTGACTTGCCTTACTGGGAAACCATTGTTAAATCCCGTCCGGCAAAAACGTGGCACGGGTCCGATCTGATTCTGGCCGCTCAACTGGCACGGGATTATAACGACCTTCAAAAGCTGGCTGATGCAGTCGATCGGACTGGATTTCTGGTCGATGACAAACCGAATCCGCTTCTGCTGATTCAGGACCGGCTACACAAACGCGTGTTAGCGACCGCTCGCCAGCTCATGATCAACACGGTTTCCACCGTGGGCGAACAGAAAACGATTATCAAATCCCGCGATAATCTGCCTTCCCCGCCGCCGTCTGATTCAGACGACCTCTTAGCCGGGTTTGGTTTGCAGTGACCCGCGCCGATCGGGTAATGGCATTCATCGAAAAATATTGCGTCACCCCGGAAGGGCAGGACGTAGGCGACCCGCTGCACCTGGCGGACTTTCAGCGCGACTTTATCCGGGACGTGTACGACAATCCGCACGGCACACGGCGCGCTATCCTGTCGATTGCGCGTAAAAACGGCAAGTCGGGACTGATTGCCGCGCTGATTCTGGCGCATCTGGTCGGGCCGGAAGCCGTGCCGAACAGTCAGATCGTGTCCGGTGCCATGAGTCGCGAGCAAGCGGCGCTCATGTTTCAGCTGGCGTGCAAGATGATTAACCAGTCTGAACCGCTTAAGGCGATTGTGCGCATCGTGCCCAGCTCAAAACGGCTGATTGGTTTGCGGGTGAATGCCACGTTTCAGGCGCTGGCCGCTGACGGCAAGACGGCGCAAGGTTTATCGCCGGTGCTCGCGGTACTGGATGAAGTCGGACAGGTTCGCGGCCCACAGAGTGATTTTATCGATGCCATTACGACCAGCCAGGGCGCGTATGATAATCCGCTGCTGATTGCGATCAGTACCCAGGCGGCCAGCGATGCCGATTTGTTTTCTACCTGGATTGATGACGCACAAACCGGACTCGACCCGACGATAGTTTGCCATGTTTACAGCGCACCGACTGACTGTGATTTGCTGGATGAATCCGCCTGGCGTGCCGCGAATCCGGCGTTAGGACAATTCCGAAGCCTTGCCGACCTGAAATCCCAGCTCGAACAGGCCCAGCGTATGCCGTCGATGGCCAACAGTGCGCGCAATCTGCTGCTTAATCAGCGCGTGGCGACCGACAGCCCGTTTATCAGTGCTGAGGTATGGAAAGCGTGCGGCGCGTTGCCAGAATTGCTTACAGGCCCGGTTTATGCCGGTTTAGACCTGTCCTCACACAAAGACTTAACCGCCCTTGTGCTGATTGGCCGTGTAGGCGATGTCTGGCAGGTCGAACCCCATTTCTGGACACCGCAAAAGGGATTACGGGACCGCGCCCAGAAGGATCGCGCGCCCTATGATATGTGGGCCGAACAAGGGTTACTGCATACCACGCCGGGGGCAACGGTTGATTATGAATTCGTGGCCAACGATATCGCGGCGATCGTGGGTGACTATGACGTCCAGGCCATCGCGTTTGACCGCTGGCGCATCGAGGTACTCAGAAAAGAATTTGAGCGCATCGGCGTGTCTCTGCCGCTGGTCGAACACGGGCAAGGGTTTAAGGATATGGCTCCGGCACTGGATACGCTGGAAGCGGAACTCTTAAACGAACGCGTCGCCCACGGCAATCACCCGGTGCTGACCATGTGCGCCGCTAACGCGATTGTCACCAAAGACCCCAGCGGCAACCGCAAGCTTGATAAATCCAAACGCACAGGCCGTATCGATGGCTTACAGGCGCTGGCAATGGCGTTTGGTGCCACGGCGAAGACCGAACAGCCCGTTATGCAATTTACAGAGGTTATTTTTGCATGAGCACTCTTACACTGGAACAGGTCCGCGATCACCTGCGCACTGATGCAGATGTTCACGTTGATGATGCGCATATCCAGATCCTGATTGATGCCACAGAGGCGTATATTGCCAAACAGTTAGGCGCGGATATGCCCGATACATTGGAGCCGCCACTGGTTGCAGCGGCCTATCTGATGATTGGCGACCTGTACAACAGCCGCGAACTACAGGGACCGGAAACCTACTACCAGAACCAGACGTTTAAGCGCCTGCTGCACGTTTACCGGTCGATGAATGTTGAGGTTAGCCAGTAAGCGACACAAAAAAAGCCGCAGTTTGCAGGCGGCTAAAGTATAGAGGTTTTTTAATGTTCACGGGGATTGTGAAACAGACTGGCGAGCGCGTCAATTGCTGGCAAAGTAATCACCGCGTGTTATTATTATTTTTGTGAGCGTTGGTTTGTTCGCCGATGTTCATGGCTTATCCCCCGGTTCGGGACCGGATCCCGCGCTTGGGAACCCGGCCAGCGTTGAAGCGACAGCACTGGCCAACCTCCCTCCCCTGTTGTGCTCGCTGACCAGGCGTTTTATTATTTGTGTTCAAAATGAACACAGATGAACTCCTATGAATACAAATAAACACACGACTTCTTGTTCGCTGCGTGTCTCGCCTGACCTGCTGGCCGTGATTGATGACCACGCCGATCGGGAAGGACGCAGCCGTAATCAATATTTGGTCAGGCTGATTACGTCTGTTCTTGTGCCGGAAAATCACAGTGAACACAAACCAACACAAATGAATACAGATGAACCGTTGCTAACACAGGTGAACGCAGGTGAATCAGAGTTGGCACAAGTCACTACAAATGAATCAGAACGAACGCAAGTGAATACAAATGAACCGGAGTTAACACAAACGAATACAACGGAGGATTTTGTGGGATATGACCTGCCAAGAATGATCAACTTTATCCGCAAACATAATCAGGACTGTGAGTCGCAGGGATTGAAGCGCAGTAATCAGCGTCTGGCGGACGCCATGAACAAGGAAGGCTATCGAACGACCCGCAATAAAAAAATTGATGACAAGTTTGTCTCTAAATTCATTCATGAAAACATACCGGATCAGGCCGTCATGAAACCAGTACAGGACAGTGCCGAATAAGCAAAAACGGCAAGGATTTTACCCCTTGCCGCCTTACACGCTGCTGTCAAACACACAGCGAGATTATTTACTCTGCCCTGCTAAGTGTCAATTGGTGCGCATCTGCCGCACCACATCCAGCAAAAATCCCAGCTCGTAACCCTTCATCGCTGGCAACGATACACGCTTACCCTTGACCAGATCACGGGCGATAGACATAATTCGACTTGATGACATTTTAAAGTTCCTCGACAGCTCTTTAAGTGGATTCCGCGCCCCGCAGTGCTTCCAACACTGGCGGGGCATCGTGTTTTTAATCTGGGTAAAATTCTTCCTGCATAATCTCCTTAAACGACCACGGGCATTCTTTTGGGAATGTCGAGATAGGCAAGCCCGTCTGTTTGTTTGCAGCCTTAACCGCTTTTGGATAGGCCGTTTCCATGAACTCAGGTACAAGGCGATCAAATGTATGGTTATCCTTCATTAAGGCTTCAATTTCTTCTCTGGCTCCGTCTATGGAATCGGACCAGCTTCCGCCTCTCCGTACTGATTGATATTTCCATTTCAGAAGATGCGATAGCAGCCTGATAAGCTCAGAAACCATAGAACGCTTATCACGCTTACCCATCGACTCAATCTCCTCTGCTAAATTCTCTATATCCACGTCTGACAGGTTGCCGGACCGTAACAGGCTGGCTTGTTCCTGAGTCCAGACGTAAAAATCTGTTTCGTAATTGGTATGCATAGTTACCTCTTCTCTCTGCGTGACTTGCCGCATAACGCCAACGGGCAAGGTGGCTAAGATATGCGTTTAATCTTCGGTTCGTGTGCTCTATCGCCGTCAATAATGCCGAAATTACCCTTTGATGATTTCCGCATGTTCTTAATCGCTTTCCAGTGTGCCGGTATGTTTCCACGCCAGGAATTATAGGGGGAAATCATGTAGGTTTTTCCCTTTGCTATGTTTGGGACTTCAACTATAAATCCCTCTTCAATGATTGATTTAATACCTCTACTGACGCGAGATGTTGAAATGTTTAGCCTTGCTGCTAAATCCCGCTGGCCAACTTCGATTCGATTGTCGTAGCCAACGTGCGCCATCATAACCAGCAAGACTCGCATTGGTTCAGGTTTGAGCCGGGTAGCGATTTCTTCAAATGCAGGTAAGTGCATTGTGCATGTCTCCTTAAAATAAGAGTTTGTCTTTGGTACTTTTACATCTAGACCTGGTATAATTTCGCCCGTTGACTTCCTTACAGTAAAGTTCTCATAGTCATCATCTTTTGACATAACAAGCCTATAGAAATTAGTACAAAATGAGATCTCAAAGTGCGCCAACACATAGCGATCTCTCCCTTGAAAACGACAATAAAATGAATCTCGATTGTACTTATATGCATTAAATGTTCAATATAATGAAAGTAAAATCATCGTAACTACATGTATTTTATGAATATTTTTTTTGCTCCTATATATTTAAATAAGGGGAAAATAGAGCAAAAAACGTACAAACAAAGATAGACGCGTAAGTGCAATCTTTCGGATCAGGTTCCTTTCCGCTTCCTCGTTCACTGACTCGCTAACGCTCGGTCGTTCACTGTGGCGAGCGGTCCCGACTCAGAAAAAAGTTAACCCTTCATCGTGCAGCCGATCAGGCTGAGGGCGATCAGCCCGTCACAAAAAAATGTTTTGAAGTTCGTTTTTGTTCTGTGTAACGCGATCAGCGGTACACGCTGTTGACCTGCAAAAATTCAAAGGCGGCTTATCAGGGAAAAACCTGTCACTGAGCTAAATCTCAAGCCCAGTGCAAGTAGTGCTCGCCGCAGTCAGAATTTTTAATTCTGGCGAGGAAGCGCAAGAGAACCGATCTGACATATTGCACTGACGCACTGAACCCAAACATCAGCGCCACAAACTGAAAACCGATCACCGAAAAATAATTAGGTGATTATAAATCCCAGTAAGTAACTGTTTACATTAATAATTATGGCACAAAGTGCAAAAACAGTTAGCATTCTATGTATCTACAATGTTTCGCACACTTTGAGATGTTTTAGAGAGCCTTCTATGCAATACGTCAAACCCAGCACGCCGGAAGAGCGTGAAATCAGGATGCGAATTTTCGCCAACGCCGCCAGGAACAGTAAAACGGGACAGATGGACGCCAGAGAGCGCCAGAAGGCATACAGCATGGTTCATCAGGAAATATTGCGGCACAGAAGCGCACAGCGCGGCCTGAAGTACGATCCCGACCTTGAGAGAGAGTTTCAGGCCATGCACGACCGCAAAGGCAAATCACTCAGGCAGCGAAACTTTGAAGACGCCGCCGCACGGCCTTACAGCT